TACACAGGGGGGATGGGCTCTTTGTCCGTTGGCCGCACGGTTGCGGCGGCGTCCCCTGCATCGGGTGGAGTGACGGTGTCTGATGGCATCACGGCGTTGGGACCGGTGGGGGCCATTTCGTTGACGGCGTTGCGCACGCTGAACTGGCCGACGGTCGGCAATGCCATTGCGTCGGGCGTCGCGCGGTGTACTGCGACGTTCGCCGGGGCGGCTGTCTGTGGTGTCGCGAGCGCGGCGGCTGCGATTCTGCTGGATCGGTATCGCACCAGGCCTGACGGTGCGGGGGGCTTGGAATACGACCCGGGCCAGGCCGAAACCCCTACGATTCAATACTGCACGAATTTCAGCGCACCCGTCGGGTATCTCTGCGGCGGTAGTCGGCAGGGCTTGGCGGGTGCCTACGCCAGCAAATTAAATGCGATCAACTACGGCGACGTGTCGGGCGACGGTACGCCTCAATCACCGTCCACGAATTCGGTGTTCCGGGCAAAAACTTGCGAGGCGACAGTATGCCGGATTGAGCGCCAGGTGACGGTTACGCCGGGAAGCACGGGCGAGTGGTCCAATTATTCGACGACCTGGGGCGGGCAAATAACCGACGATCTATGTCCGCCGCTGGTCAATTTTCATAATCCGCTGTATTCCGTTCCTGGTGGTCCCGTGGGTGTCGACGGTAATTGTCCGACCGGTACATATCCGCAAGCTAAAACGCCTGAGGATATTGGCGGCATCGTCGGAACATATCCGCCGATTGATGGCCAGGCGCTAGCCGACATGCTGGCCGGCGTTAATGACTGGTTGCATGATGGCCTTCCCTGCGAGGGTTGCACCGCGCCGGCTATTACTCTCACTGGCCCGGCGACCTACGAGGGCAACGTTATATCGAGTTCGACTTATAGCCTTGAAGGCACTTCGGTTCTTGAATTGCAGGAGTTCGGCGAATTCGATTATGGTTCGAGTATCGGTATATTCGGACCTGGCACAAAGGGTGAGCTGACCTGGTCGACGACGACCGAGCGCACCGAGACATTTACGCCGACGGGTGGCGGCACGCCAGTGGTGACGACGACGACGACCACGGTAGGCGCGACGACAGCCGCAGAGCAACGAGTCAAGGACATTGCGGAAGCGGTGTCGATCTGCGACACGAATCCCGATTCGTCGGCGTGCGCGATCCTCGATACACCCGACGGCGATGCGCTGCCTACGGTAGACCGCACGCTGACGGTGACGCCGCAAAGCGGGTGGGGTGCCGATGACGGTTCATGCCCGGCGATGGTGTCGACCGCGCTACTTGGTGACGTCGACCCCTTCGCGTTGGTCTGCCAGTACATGAGCGGCATTCGCTTTATCGTCCTGGGTGGCGCATGGCTGATGGCCGCGTTCATCGTCCTTGGGAGGGTTGATTGATGGGCTGGGGTTCGTTCCTTCTGGCGATGGCCGGGCCGCTTGCCAAGCGCGTCATGGTCGCGCTCGGTTTGTCGATCGTCACCTATGCCGGGGTCGGTGCCGCGATTGATGGCCTGCTCGCATCGGCTAAAGCCTCTTGGACCGGTGGACAGCTTGCCGGCGTCGCAGATCTGATCGCGATGGCCGGGGCCAACACCGCGCTGTCGATCCTGGCCGGTGCCATCGTCGCCCGTGTCTCGCTGCTCGCGCTCAAGCGCCTGATGCCGACGTGATTACGCTGCTGACTGGCAATCCGAGGTCAGGTAAGACGGCGCTCCTGGTCGAGTGGCTGCGCACGATCTACAAGGACCGGCCCGTCTACATGCAGGGTCTCGATGGGCTCACCTTGCCACATGAGGCGGTCGACGCGTCGCGCTGGCACTTGGACGTGCCCGACGGGGCCATCATCGTCATTGACGAGGTCCAGCAGGTCTGGCGACCGCGCGGCCCTGGGCATGCGCCGTCGGCCGCGATCATGGCCTTGGAGACTCACGGGCACCGTGGCATTGATTTTTTCCTGACCACGCAAAAGCCAAGCCTCGTCGACAAGAACGTGCGGGCGCTGGTCGGCCGGCATTTGCACATTCGCGATACCGGGTGGCTTGGTCGTTGGGTCTACGAGTGGCCCGAATGTTCGGAAACGCTCGCATGGAAAACGTGTTCTCTCAAGCGCCGGTTCAAGGTGCCGACGGCCGCATGGGGCCACTACAAAAGCGCGTCGGTGCATACCAAGGTCCAGACCGCGCGTTCCATCATGCCGCTGCTCACTGCAGGCCTGGTGCTGGCCGCGCTCCTGCTCGCCTTCCTCGTCTATCGCGCGGTGTCCTCCAAAGTCTCGAAGCCTGCGCCTGTGCCTGTCGAACGCACCGTCATGCCGCATGAGTCGGGCACCGCTGGCCAGGTCGCACGCAAGGGCGGCGGCGAGGTTCAGACGGTTAGCTATCAATGGCCCGTCTACGAGGCAAGCCAGGCGCAGAAAACCGCCGATCCGTACCACGGGCGCGGCTTGCAGATTGAGGGCCAATGGTCGATTGGCCAGCGCCATTTCGCCGCGTTCGGAATCATCATCGACGGCGAGCGCGTGGCTACGGCGACGCTGGCCAACCTCGTGGCTATGGGCTATTCCTGGACCGATCTAGGCCCGTGCGCCGGCGTGTTGCGCTTCGGCGCGCTTGAGCGCCTTGTGACGTGCCCCAAGCCGCGCGCCGTCGACCGCGGCCGGTTCGAAGAGCGCACGCCTGCAGCCGTTGGCGCTGCGGCATCGGGCGGGCTCTTCAGCCGAACGTAAAAGGGGGGCAGGAAAGCCGGGGGGAGGGGGCGACGCAGGAGCCCGCAGCCCCCGGCTTTTTCTTTGGCCTTGGCTCGCTGGCGTGCAGGGCCTTGGCCGGGGATGGACTCCCCACTCAAAAGCAAACCCCGGCGATCAGGGCGACCATGCCGGGGTCAGTGGGGCGCAGTCCCGGATACCGGTCGCTAGGGCCCCGATGGCTGTAAGCTGGTGGCCCAGGCCCAGGACTTGCGAGAAAATGCAGCCAGCGCCCGCCTAGCGGCCTTGCTTAGCCAATGCGCGACAATGTATAGAGTGGTGGTTACAGAGTTGTAACCCTGCTCTGCTCTCGCGTCAGTCTGTCCCGTTGTGAGGACGACGACGCCAGCCGCCCAGGACACGAAAAGCGCCCGACGCAACATGTCGGCCTTGCTTCGATTCTTCGGGTTCTCGATGAGTGCGATTGCGATCCACTCGCGGGCCTCTTCTCCCGACATTCCAAGGTAATCGCACAGGGCGGCAACAGTCTCGGGGCTGATTGCCCGTTTGCCGTTTCGCCACTCGCAAGGGTGGTTTGTGGGCACGTCGAGCGCCCGGCATAAGGCTGCGGCGCTACCGGCTTTGGTTTGCGCCAGATCAATTAGGGTCGATACGGGCTTCACGCTGCCACCTTTGGTAGTGTAGGCTCCGCTCCGTTACCGATGTTGGTAGCGGATTTGGAGCCAACCATGATTAAAGTCACTGTAGCGCAATCGACGGTCCGCGAATTGAGCGGCGTGGGCAAAACGAGCGGCAAGCCCTACTCGATGCGTTTTCAGACCGCCTACGCTCACACGGTCGACAAGGAAGGCAACACGCCGCCTTATCCGGAAAAGATCGAAATCATCCTCGACAAGGATCAGCCGGCCTATGCGGTCGGCGACTACCAGTTGCACCCCTCGGCGGTCTACGTCGACCGCGACGGCAAGTTGGCGATCAGCCCGCGGTTGGCTCCGCTGCCCCGCAAGCCTGCTTGAGGGGTGCATCCCATGCACCCGCACGATGAAACGATGCGCCAAGCCTACATCGCGGCGGCGCAGGTCCTTGCGTCGGCTGCTGTGCGCCAGCTTCTCGCGCTTGAAGCGGATGACCCGGACGTTGGGGCCGTCATGGTGGAGTGCACCGATGACGGAGCGGTCAGCGTCACCCTGTTGTCACGCGCCCATCAACCGCTTGGCGGGTATTCGCTGTGAAGGGCGGGCGCTATCTCCGAGGCCAGCGGCGCGAGGCGCAGCCAATCGGGCACGTTAAGGGCTGGTTGTCTCGCTTGTCGCTGGCGCGTGAGTGGCCGGGGGTCGATGTGCAGGCTCCGACCTGGGTCAGGGTCTGTCCTTGTCGCGTGGAGTGTCTGGTGTCGGCGACGGCTGCGCCTGGGTCACTGGGGCGCTCGCAATGACCGCCCGCGTCATCTATCGGGTGCAAAGGCCGTCCCTGGATTTCATCGTCGATAGCTGCGACCTTGCGGCGTGGCCGCTGGTGCGGCGGGCCATCGGCAATCGCCTGTCATGGGCACGGCTGCGCGGGGCGCTGGCATGACCGCAGTGGCCGCGCTGACCCGTTCGGCATCGGCGGAAGCCTTTGCCCATTCGCTGCGCTTTCCGCTCGATGTGGACCGCGTTGCGGTGGCTCGTGCTGACGCTCAATCGTTGGCGGAGACAAGGCGCGCAGCGCCTGGGCTTGTCTCAGTTCCAACAAGTCGAACGGCTGCGCTTTCAGAGGGTGTGATGCGCGGCGAAGCCGCCGATATGCGCAAGCGTCTCGGGGCTTTTCAGATCGACCCGAAAGCCAGCATGCTCCCTCGTCTCCGTCGCGCTGTGGGCTTCGCGGCGCGCGGTCACGCAGTCAGCGAAAAAGGCAAGCGGACGGACGACTGTTGGATGGTCACGTTGACGTATCGCGGCGTCGACGACTGGCGTTCGCACCATATGAGCGATGCCATGCAACGGGCGCGCGTCTGGTGCAAGCGCGAGGGCTTCGCCTTCCGCTATGTGTGGGTGGCGGAGCTACAGGAGCGGGGCGCGATCCATTACCACGTTGCGTTGTGGTTGCCGCGTGGCAAGCGTCCGCCGAAGTTCGATGCGCGCGGCTGGTGGCCTCACGGCATGACGCAGCGCATTAAGGCCCGGGGGGCCGTTGGCTACCTGATGAGCTACCTCAAGAAAGGCTCTCACGATGGAAAGTTTCCAAAGGGCAGCAGACGCTACGGCGTGGGCGGTCTTGATCACTCTTTGCGCCGCGCTCGTCGCTGGCTTGGGTTGCCTGCATTCGTTCAGGGCAATTCGTCGATTTACGACGCCTGGAAGCGCGTCAAAGGGGGAGGGTGGGCCTCCCCTGTGGGTGAGTTGTTCTGCTCGGAGTTCGAGCGGGTGTGGGTCGGCGATTCCTGGGCACTCGTGCGAGTGGCCCGACACGACACCGCTATTGATGCCTCCGGGCCTTTCTCGTGGGTCACAGACCGAGCTATAGCCCTCGCAAAGCTTCACTGAGTCGCTAGCCCCCTGCGTCGCGTGCGGCGCTCGGGGGTGGCAATTTCGCTGCCAATACAAAAGGGGTTTGAAATGTTCAAGAAAATTGGTTTGGCTGTCGGTGGTTTCCTCGGTCTGGTCGGTGGCGCTTCGGCTGCGGTGCCGGCCGCGATCACGACCGCCATTGCCGACATGAGCGCCGACGGCGTCACCGTGGCGACGGCCTTCGTGGTCGCTGCCATCGCCGTCGCCGCGATCAAGTTCCTTCGCTCGGCGAAGTAAGCATGAGCCAGGTCGGTGCTATCTGCTATGCCGATGACGCGGCGGCGCTCGAAGCCATCGCGTCGGCTGAGGTCGGCAAGGTGGTCCCGGCCGGCTCGGTCGTGTACGTGGTGGACGCGGTCCCGTCCGGGGCCTCATCCATCGCGTACACCTTGACCCCAGTGGGGGGCGGGACCGCGATCACATCGACGGTGCCGGTAGGCATCCCGGCTTGCACGTTGCTCGATTGGAGCGATGGCTTGGCGGTGGGGTGGGGCATTGCAGGCGCGTGGATCGCAGCCGCTGTGCTTATGTCTTTGCGAAAGGCGGCGCACTCATGACTCCAGGGTTTTTCATCATCGTGATAGCTGTCTTGGGGCTCGCATGGATCATCTGTCGCGACTCGTAGGCGTCGGCCTTCTCTTGCTGTGTGGCGCGGCCGGCGCTGCCGTGAGCCCTGCCGCTGCGGTTGTTACGCCGGGCTCTCACGCGCTGTCGGTGGAGTACACAGGGGGGATGGGCTCTTTGTCCGTTGGCCGCACGGTTGCGGCGGCGTCCCCTGCATCGGGTGGAGTGACGGTGTCTGATGGCATCACGGCGTTGGGACCGGTGGGGGCCATTTCGT